TTAATTTGAGAGTTGATTGTAAGTATTATCGCATGTAGTTATAATGTCATTTATAATTGCATCTAAACCATAAATACCTTCATTCTCTTTCCACATATGTTCTTCCATTAAAGATAATGATCTTTTTATAAAGATAAGTTTTGCACTTGTATCTGCCATTTCTCTGCAAATCTTTGAATATGTTTCTTCTGGTATTACATACCCACTTGCAACTTTTTGTACTTTTTCCATTATATTATTTCCTTTCCTGATAATTGGGCTACTCTGTCAAGTAGTGCCATTGATTCCATATCTAAGTATTGAGACTCCATATCTAGCTTTTTATCAAGCTCTCCACTTAACAGGTACTGTCCGAAGCTACCATCACGATTATGTAGACCTATCCAACCAGCACCGATTCGTGTCCACCATGTAACATGACCTATTTTTACAAAGTGTTTATTTTTTACTAGCTTATCTCCATGGTATTTTTTGAGTACTCTAAGTGTTGAACTTTTAACACCCATAAGCCTTGCTAACTCTGGAGTAGATACTATAAAACCATATTTACTATCTGCATACGCTAAAGCTTTAAATCCCATATGTTCTATATAAAATTCTGCATTTGGATTGAACACTCCATATTGAGAATAGAACTTCATCATATCTTCATCTATAGGTATCTCTTTTACTATCTTTGGTTCATAAGTTTTATTGAGTTCAGCTATTATAAGATCCTCACACCAGTCTCTAAACTTTTTAGCTCTTTGGCTTTTGATGAAAAATCCTAATCTTACTAATCCTCTTTTTGTCCAAAGTGTTTGTCGTCTAGGAATCCCGCCGTCCATAATTTGGACGCTGGTAAAATGTTTGTTTTCAATAAACTCATCTTTATTATTATTCTTATGACTTCTTACAGTACTTGAATTTACACCATAACCAAGTGCTACCTCTTTAGTTGGTAACAAAAACTGATGAGTTTCATCTACTATAAGATTTAACTCTATATCATCTTCAAATTTCTTTACAATTGTTGTCATTTTTATCCTTTTTGGTAAAATTATGAAGAATTATATACCATTTAGGAATAAATGTCAAGAGTTAATTTACCATTTAGGATAAATTTATTATAATTCTTTAGACATAAAGGATAAATATGGATAAAAAAGAATTTGATTCTATTTTAAAAGAAAATAGATTATCAAGAAAAGACTTTGCTAGTTTATCAGGTATTCAATATACGACTGTTGGAAAATGGAATGATACTGATAGACCGATACCTGCATGGGTAAGAAGTTGGCTAAAAAACTACATCAAAGCCAAAAGTTATGAAGATGTAAAAGATAAGGTTTTACAGATAGAGGGGATAGCTAAGTAGCTATTAGATTAAAAATTAAAGTAATAAGGAAAATAATGAAAAAGTTATTAAGTGTTGTGATTATTAGCGGAATGTTTATCGGTTGTGGACAAGTAGCATATAAAAAGTACGGTGTGGGTTTAGCAGGAACATATGATGCTAAAGTTGGATATTCAGATTTTGAAATAGGAAAAAATAAATATAAAGTTACTTATACAGGTGGGTCCTATGAAGATCAAAATAAAATAACAAAATTCGCGTATAAAAGAGCTAAAGAGTTATGTACTGAAAAAGGGTTTACAACTTACAAGGTTTCAAATACTGAATCTAGTTCTACTAAAGCAACTGGTAGCTTTAGTGATAGTCAAAGTAAAAAAGTATATATGCTTGATGTAACGTGTGAATAACTTTTATTCGTAGGTGGAAATTACCACCTACATACTAAATTTAAAAATTGTTTTTTAATTCCCCAGGTACAACTTGCTTTCCCTGCTTATCCAACGTATATGCATACTCTATAAATGTACTTGCGTTATCTAACTCTAGTTCTGCAATTTCTTCTTTTGTTAAAAATATTGTCACACCTTTTTTAACAACTTTATATACAACCACTCTATTATCATAAATCTTTTGCCCTACTGTTGTAGCACACCCACTTAATAAAAATGCAAATAATGCACCTACTAATAATAATTTTTTCATTTCTCTTCCTTTTTATAAAATGCACTATCTCCATGATCTTCTACAAAGCTATAGTATGTCATTGCTCTTTTTCGTGCTAGTTTTGTTGGGTAATACCACTTATCAACTGCATTAATAGCTGTGATAAGATTATCCAACATCTCATCATCTCCTATTTTTTTATCTTCTTGTGTTATTCCATGTTCATAGCGATCATCATGCCGACAACATATTGGCTTAATATCTAAAAAATAGATAGTATCAGGTACAAGTTTTGCATTCCATCCAGCTCCACAACCATTGCAGTCTTTTTTTGATACATAGCCATCTCTTGCTGATAATTTAGAGATTGTATCTTTTGATATTGTTAGTAATTTAAACATTTTATATCTCCAGTTCTATTGCTTTAGTTATCACAACTCACCTCCAGCGATAAACAAATTATCTAGCTGTCGTTCACTCATCCCTAAACCACTCGCCATAGCATTTAAACTATCCCAATCTCTCCTAACCACATCTGCATATTCCCATTCTATTTTCATCGCTTCATCTGTGCCGTTTTTGATGGCAGTTTCGATTGTTTCTAATAAATTTGCACCAAGCAGAGCAAGTCTAGTTTGTCTCATAGTTAAAGATGCTGGAACTGTATCTTTAAACTCAGCTTCTAACTCTTCTGCTGTTTTTTCTACAACTTTTTGAGATACATTTACTAAAAAGTTATCTTCATCAAGCGTATATGTTTCATTTCCATCTAGTTTATGTGTAGCACTATCAAAAGCTTCTGTTATATTTTTTTCTTTCCAAAATGCAAAATCTTGTAAACCTAAGCTTTCATCAGTCCAGCTTAAATCATTTAATGATTCTTGTTTTAAACCTTTTAAGCTTTTTGGTAATTTTGCGTTTGTTATCTCTTTTGTTATTTTGTTTATTTTTTTCATTATTTATCCTTTATATAGATATTTGATAGTTTTAATGAACTCACTTTGTCTTGATACCCTGACATTAAAGTTTTATCATTGGTTATATAGTGTGTACCACTTAAATTAGTTGCACCAGTTCCTATTTTAGATTCTGTAACCATAATGTTTGACATATCTCTTATGTTTACAATAACTGAAGATGAGCCTACGCAGAGTATAGTGAAATCGTCTATAATGTGATAAGAATATGCAGTTAAACCTAGCTCTACTGTCGTTATCAAATTAAAACTATTAGCAGATATATCATATACATACATAGTATCATTAGATTGTACTAGCAAAGTATTATTCTTGTATATAATACAAGCTGTTGTCGAGCCTAATATTTTACTTGCTATAAGGGTTGATTTATAAATATTAGACACATCTAACAGAGTTACAGTTTGACTATCTGGACTTAGTACTACCATACGTTTTGTTTCTAAATCATAAGACATGACTGTTGCTGCATCCATTTCATTATTTATATATTCATGACGCACACTTACATCCAAAGGATTTGATATATCCATTGAATAGAATCTACCTGCTGAAACCACAGAGTTAGTCCAAGCAGTTTTTCTAGCCACATCAAGTACAATGTCCCTCCCTGGATATTTATTACTCCCTCCACAGTATGAAAGTAAGTACATATTACGAGGATTAACTACACTAATAGCTAAAAAATAATAAGCTGAAGTATTTGAAGACCTAGCTGTACAGTATAAGACTTTGTTTACTGTATCTAATGCCAAAGCAGAGTTATCTGTATGACAAAGAAGAGTCGTATTTGTATAAGTATCTAGTACCTGAATATTTGTCAAGTCTGATAAATCCAAAGAGACAATAGTATTAATATCTGTAGACAAAACATATCCTATCTTGTTTTCCTCATCTACAGTAAAAGCTCTAACATCGTTTATGAACCCATTCGATATTCCAGTAATCCAATTTGTGTTATAAAAAGAAAATTCTTCCTTATATGTTTCAACATTTTTTTCTTTCCTACTCGGCAAACCACCCAATCCACCACCAACACTGGGCTTTAATTTTCCTAACTGATTCATATTAAAAATCCGTTAAACGTGCTGTAATTACTATTCCATCTGCTAATGCAACACCAGCAGATACGTATAGTTTTTCATTTGATTCAAGTCTTATTGGTGTATCTTGACTAATATCGGAAAAGGTTGTAACTGGTATAGCTGTTGAAGTATCTACTGTGTGTGCTTCCATTAAAACACTATCAATTAATCTTTTTGTTACTCCATCATCTTGACTAACAAATAAATATAATGGATTTGCAGTTGTTGTTGCACGTGGCATTGCTGTAACTTTTGTGAGTAATGCTCCATCTGTTCCAGCAGTTGCTATAAGTTCAGTATTTGTCGGTGTATCATTTGTAATTATTCCAGCTAATGTTAGTACTGCTGTATTTACTTTTGGTATTTGTGCGAATGGTGCTGTATGTGTCATGTTTTTCCTTTTGTTTTTTAATTGTTCTTATACTAGAAGTATAATGCTGTTGCTGTTGCTTGTGCTAAGTTTTGTTTTTGTGATAGTTTAGATTCAATTTCTTGACTACTGTATGTATCTGCTGCTGATATAGTTTTATCATTAACAGTTCCTTCAGGGAGTATTGAAACTACCCCAAGTACTTTCTCTTTTGCAGCTACTGTAATTTGTGAGGCTTCTACCACTTCCTGGTGTTTTGTATTGATATCTTCAGCAGTATTGTTTACTTCATCTTTTATTTTATTTATTTTGGGAACAAAACTTTCATTTATATTTGTTGCCAATGTATTTGAAGTGTACTTTAAAAAACTCCATACGGCTAATGCTCTTGTATTATCATCCTGTATTGATCTGTCAGGTACTACCCCTTCATAAACTGCTAATGTTGTTAATTTTGTTTCTATCATTTCGTTGGTACTCCTACTATTTTACATTGTGTTGGTATGCTTTGATTGTTGGCTTTCATTGAAAAGTTTTCTAAATACCCAATATCAATGTTTTCTGCAAAAACATCCTTTTTAGTAGGTATCCAAAGCATATACCTATCAAATATCTCATCTGCTCTCATTGCTGTAGAGTTGAAATTATTTGTATCAACTATTAATTCAGCACTTAAAACTCTTACACTTCCTTTACGAAGTACAGTTCTAAATCCAGTAAATTGATTAACATCAAACTTACTCTGACTTTCCCAAGTTAAAAGATTTCCGATTATATTAAACCCAAGTTCTTCTTCTCGTCCAATACCTAAAGTTCCTATAGACATATCTCCAGTAAAAGTTAAAGTAACAGTACTACTAGGAAGCCATTCCAAATCCAATATTACTTTTCTTTTTTGCTTTGTAGGCTTGAAACAATACTCAGCAAAATCATCAAAACTAATATCTTTTCCACTTATTACAGATTTTGTTACCTCCTGTGTTGTATTACATTTTTGTGAGACTGTTAAAAGATGAAATTTACAATCAACAAAAGATAAGATATTACATTGGTTAAAGTCCATAGTCATTACTACATCAGTTCCAACTGTTTTTGCTCCTATATTTTCATCTAAAGCAAACATATTTGCACTATTTACATAACCAAACCAAACCCATTTTTCACTATTTTCAAGACATGGAAAATTTCCTACATTTGGTTCTTCTATAGTTCCGATAGTGCTTCTATAAATACTTTTTAGCTCAGGTACTATTACATTATCACCATGTAAATATTTCTGCGTTTCAGAATATTCTGGATATTGTTCATCTGTTACACCTGTAATTGTTGTTGCATTTTTATAGATAGTTTTTTGATAAGTGATTCCTTCATGCTCTACACTTAGAACTTCCTCTTTTAACTCTGCAAAATTCATTTATTGAACCTACCTGTTCTTGTATTTTCTGCTATATTTGATGAATGATGATTATTATCTTCTCTCATTTTTCTAACTTCATTCTTTAAAGATTGGATCTCTTGTAAAAGTTTTTTCATATGCAGTGGATCATTTTTAAGTGGTACGATAAGTTCATCATGACTTTCTTCACCAATATGACCAAAAACTCCACCTTGTCCACCTTTTATTAATCCACCTTCTGCAAATGCTGTATATTTTTTATTATTTAAATACTCATCAGAGTTTAAAAATCCGCTTGATATTTCAGCTCGTGTTAAATCACTACTTGTCCAATAGTCAACACCTGTTAACTCTCCTTCTCTTCCTAAAATATCTTGATATAAGCTTCTTACATATTGTTCTCTTTCAGATAACACAGGTTCGTTTGTAGGTATTCTTGTGTTAGAAGAAGTTGTTGAATTTGTAACTAGAGATTTTCCTATATCACTGAGTTGAGCTAGTAATGACTCATAAGTCATCCTTGTATTTTCTTCGATCTCTGCTAAATAATCTATTTGAGTTCTAGTATCTATTTCTAAATCTTCTAATTGATTAGCAGCTGATAACTGAGCATAAGTCATATCTGCAGTACTCGTAAATAGATCAGTATTATTAAAGATATTTGAGCTTGATACCAAGTCTTTTATTACAGATGCATATCCATCCTCATCTGTTATATCAAAATCTTTAGCAGTATTTAAAGTAGTATAAAATTTAGCTAAAGACACATCTGCTGTTTGACTATATCCACGTAACTTATCTATTGTTGTTTCTAAAGATGTAAATACACCTTCAAGTGTAGAAATTGAATCTGCATATTCATTTGTTTGTTCAATAATAGATTTATTAGCTGACAATAACTCAGCTTCTGCATCTGTTAAACCAACTGTATCAGAAGCTAACTTTTCAAATAGTGAAGATAATTCTTCTATATTTGTTGCAACATCTACACCCAAATTTGAAGCCATATCTCCTAATAACTCTTCATCGTTTTTAAAACTATCTACAAAAGAGTTTATATTATTAACAGAAGTCTCCATCGCTTCTGCTACTAGTTCAAAGCTATCCATGCTATTGATAAGCTCCCTAAGTCCTTTATCGTTTGTTTCGTATGCTGTTCCAAGTTGTGTGTTTAGCTTATAAAGTGTATCTTGTTGTTTTAAGAAATCTTTAGGATTTGTAGAAAATAAACTTTCTAATTCTGCATTAGTAAAACTGTTTTCTAATTCTCTAATAAGAGAAATATTTTCTTCTATAAAAGACGAGAAGCTTTTATCCCCTATAAGAGAAGATACAGTTTCGTATGCTTTTTTAGTTTCTAGTTCTGCATATTTACTAGTATTTGTTATAGAGTCAAACATATCCTCTACATCTTCTTTATAGTCAACTAAACTTTCCAAAGAGCCGAAAGAACCTTTTGCAAAATCCGCCATTAGGTTCTGCATTTCAAAAATTCTCTCTACACCTAAAAGCTTATTTTCTTCGGCTGTATTATTTCCGCTACCCCAATTTACGAGAAATCCTGCATTGTTGTCGAAAAGTACACCGACATATCGCAAGAAGTCCTCATTACTTTGAATTAAATCTTTGTTTAATCTTGCGTCTTGTTCCCCTTTAATACCATCTTCTCTTTCTGTAGAAGTCCATAAGTCTGCACCAAATTTACTATTTAGATTGTCGAAAAGTTTTAAATAATTTTCCCATTGTTCAGGTGTTTCATATCTCGATACTAATCGACCTTGAAGCCCTTTTTCTTCTCTAAAATCTGAAGTCATTTCATTTATGTATGTAGCCATAGCATAGTCATATTCTACTTTTGTTTTTTCGATTGTCAGTTGTTCTGCACTACCATTTTTCTTAATCGCTTCCAACAGGTCTATTTGGATATCCGCTTTTTCTAACATAGGCTCAAAATGGTTATCTATTCCGACTTGATTTATTTCAGATTGTGGAACTTTAGGAGCAGAACCACCTCCACCACCACTAGCTCCAATTTGTCCTAGCAATCCACCAACAGCTGCCATAGTTAAAGGTACTGTTACAAGATTTAAAGGATAAGGATCACCCCATGCTCTAATAACAGCACGTACACCTTGTACTACTGCTAAACCTTGCTCGGCAGCAATTGCAACTTTAGCTGCTGTTGAACTTTGTTCCCCATAGCTTGAAACTGCAGCAGAAAGATTTGAAAATGCTCCGATATAACTATCCATTTCACTTTCTCTTATTTTTGATTGTGTAGCATCAAATTCAGATGATGCTTTTTTTTCTTTATATACATCTCCATTTGCTTCAAGGTATGCTTTTGCATATTTCTTTTGTGCTTTTAAATCTGCACTTTCACGTTTCTTTTTGTCTTTATCTATATCAGAAAATGATTTTCCAGCTTGAAGTAATGCTCCACTTACTCCTTTGATGTTTGTAGCCCAGCGATCACTACTATCTGCTAAAGAGGATTGCAAGTCAAGTAAATCAGTCATAGAGTCCATACTATCAAGATTTGCTATTTCTAATTCTGCTTCTATTTTTATCTTTTTTGCACTTATAATACTTATTTCATTAATCAATGCATCATCTACTAGATCTAATTGCACTTGAGTATGTAATGGATTTAAAGCTACAGTATCTCTTAAATTTGCATACTTTAAAGATACTTCATAAAATGGATCATCTTCTATAGTTATATTTAATGATTGTTCTATAGTAGTTAATTTATCCTGCTGAGCGTAAAACTCTTTAGCTGCACTATCCATAGTTGTTTTTATGCTTAGTTTTACAGTTTTATCTGTATTTTTATTTGAAGATGAACCTACTAAAGAATCTTTGTTTTTTTCTGAGTCTTCTATTAATTCACTTCTTTTTTTAATAAGTTTAGTAAGCTCTTCATTTAATTCTTTAATATTCTTTTTATAATGAGTTTCGCCAAATATTCTACCATTCCCTAAATCTTCAAAAAAAGAACCTTTTATTTTGCTGTTATTTTCAGACAGAGCTCTTGTTACATCTGCAATTTTATTTTCTACATCATCAAGTGTTTTAAGATCTGCTGGTTCAGCAAACCAATATTTCAATAATTTTACATCTTTATTTAAATCATCTAAAAATCCAGATAATTCTTTTGCACCTTCTTTAACATCTTCAAATATATCTTCAGTCATAGTTCCAGCTAATTGATCCCAAGAATTTGTAAGATTTGATACAGCGACATTCATTGTATCTGCTGCTTTAAATTGACTTAGTCTATCTTCTAAAAGTTTTACTACATCATCAGATTCTTTTAAAGCTTGATTTGTAAGACCAAGTCCACTTAAAAATCTCCCTAAGTCGCTATTTGCTAGAACAGTTCCAGTTGCAAGTCCATCAACACCAGCAAGAAGTGAATTAAATTCTATTTCTGCACTACCTGCTGCTATTGACATCTTTTTTGTGATATTTATCATCTCACTATTTGATGCACCTGCTTTTTTCATAGATACATACATAGCTTTATAAATTTGGTTTGTTTGATTTAAAGAATGTGGAGTATCTGCATTTATCTTTTGTAAATCTTTTACAGATTTTGTAGCTTCTATAGTTGCTAATGAGTATTTATCTGTTAAAGTTAAGTGTTTTCCAAGAGCTGAAATATTTGAGCTAGTAGCAACAGTAAGAGCTGTAAGCCCTTGAGTTGATTGTTCTAAAGAATTATTAAAAGAAAATCCACTTTTTATAGCAAATTCAAATGCTTCTTTGATTAGATATATAGAACCTACACCAGCAGCAATACCACCGAGACTTTTTGTAACATCTTTTATCCCTATAGATGCAGATTTGGTTTTAGTATTTAATGTATCAAATTCATCACCGACAACTTTTACAGCACCTGTATCTTTGTCAACTTTAATTTTGATTTTTAATTCTTTATTCATCTACTATCACCTTTTCTACCACTATATGGCGATACTACTAAATCTTAAAAAGATTTATGTAGTACTATTAACTTTACTTAGTATTCTTTTCATGATTTTATATATATCTATAGAATCAAACTTATATTTTTTACAATAATCTTTAACTATCTCATAGCTTATCTCTACCCCAAATCCATTGTTTTTTAGAGATGTTTGATATATATCAAACAAAATATATTCATAATTAGTTTCTAACTCATACGAAAATATTCCGTTATCTTTTCCAAGTGTTTTTATGTAAGCTATGACACTCTTTATGCTTTCTTCTTGAGCTTTCCCATCTCTTCATCACAAAGATTTATGAAGTCATAAAAATTTCCATTTTCTTCATAAAATTCTTTTACTGCTTCAATCTCTTCTTTTTCACCTTTGAAATTATCAAAAAATTGTTTAAATGATAATTCATCAATTTCATACATCTTTGTACCTGGTGCTTTTGACAATTTTTTCATCTCTTTAATTTGTTTTGTAACTTTTTCAAAGTATGTGAATTTTAATTTTTTACTATCTAATTCGATCTCTACATCTATAAATTTTCTTGTGTTTTTATCTAATTTTAAGTTCATCTTTTAATCCTTTACGCTTTTGCCATGAAGTATTCTTTGAAATGAGAATCTTCAGTATCTAATTTAACTATTTCACAATCAAAACCAACAGTTGCATGTTTTTCTGCAAAATAATCTCTAACATCTCCACTAGGAGTGATAAAAGCATGATGTATTTCAAGCACAGGGTTTTTAGATCCTGATAAGTTCTTACCAATAATTCTAATTTTTCCTTCTACTTTTGCAATCGTTCCACCTTTTATCACATCAAGTGTAGTTTCTACTGTTGCTGTTGTTCCATCTGGTAAAGTATCTCCAATAGCAAAAACTTCAGTTCCAACTGTACCAAACATAGCCATCGCCATATTGTCTTTACTCATGTTTTGTGTTGTAAATGCTGTAGTTGCTTTTGTTTCAGTAAGTACTTTGTCTACTTGCTTTTTTACACCTTCATCTTTACTATAACCATCAGCATAAGTATTTGATATTTTTAAAGTTGCTGTTTGCACCTCTCCAATAGCTACAAATGGTTCATAACCAGTACCATTGTAAAGTGCTAATTCAACCGTTCCACCACCTATATATCTTTCTATATCTGCCATTATTTATCCTTTTTATCTATTTGAGTTGTTGTAGCTTTTTGTTCTTCAACTAATTCAACAGCTTCATTTTCTACTAAAATATCTGCTGTTGTTTTAAGTACTTCCATAGTTTTACCTATTGGTACCAATTTTTGATTTTCATCTCTAACACCTTTTGGGTTTAGAACTTTTACGGTTACTTTTTCGTTTGCCATCTAATATCCTTTAAAATATGATTTTTTTTAAGAACTCAATAAGTCCTATTTGTTGAATTATTGCTAGTGTAACACCACCAATAATCCAGTTTTTAATCGCTGCTATATTTTTAGAAAAAGAACTAAAAGATTCTGTTAATGTTTTGTTTGATTCTTTGAGTTCTTTTATCTCTAGAGCATGATGTTCTTGTGTAACTTCAAGCTTTATAATTCGTTCTTCCATCACACACCTCTTACTTCACATTCAATATGAAATGCTTCTTTTTTCTTTCCATTTTCAAAAAAAGTATCACTTTTTAATAACTTCATTCCATCATTATTTTGAACATGATTTTTTACAAATTTATTATAAAGCTCTTCATTATTTTCTTCATATAAAAAAATAGCTATAAATACTACTTCTTTACATGCCGTTTTGATAGTTGTTCTTTTTTGCGTAAAAAGTGTGAAGTCTGTTGTATGTGTACTTACAATACTTTTGATAGCATTTCTAGCTTCATCTTCATTTATATACTGTCCCACAACATCTCACTTTCATCATCATTATTTGTTTTATTTAATGCACTATTGGCACGATTGAGCCAATACTCTTGAAACTTCTTTACGTCTTTAAATGTCTCAAGAGATTCGGCATACTCTTCAGCTCGACTTTGCATCTCAATAAAAAGTAATGGAGCAAGATAATATAAAGACTTAGAACCTATAACTTCAATTTGTTGTATCTCTTCATCAAAAGTAATATGATTATAATCCCATATTGCACGATTAAGATGTGGAGTTATATCTGTATCTTCTAAGCTCAAAGGGAATAAACCCTTTAAATCTTCTATATTTACTGATTCCATAATTGTACTTTTTACGCTGCTACAAATGTCACTAAAGTTACATATTTATGAATATCAAATTCATAATCACAGTACACAACAAATTTATATCTTAAACAAGAAAGTTCATTGTCATACCATCTCGTTCTCTCAATTTGATTTGAGATTCCAAAGACCATATTTTTAGGAACTGTGGCTAGAAATTCGCCAGTTTTCATATTTTCATTTGGTTTGAGTTTGTACCCCATAAATGAGTTAATTCCACCATTTATTAAAGCTCCACTATTTGGATAAGCTTCAGATACTTCTAATTGATAAGCATCATAATCAACTGCACTTAGATAAATAACAGCTTTTCCACCTTTACAATCTTCATGAATATTTTCAACTACTTTTTGAAGTTGTGCAGCCACCTCTGTTTCAGATGTAGTTACTTTTTTAGAATCAGAGCTATCTTTTGCAATTTGCACCCAACCTTTGGCTAATTCTTCAAATTCTGCTGTAGATGCTGCATTATCATCTGTACCAACAATTCCTAAATAATCTAAATCATTCATAAATGCAACAGCAAAACTTGCAAACTGCTCTGTATCAAAGTTTGGATTATCTTTGTTATCATTTAAAGTATCTTGTAAAATTCTTGCATTTAAAGATACACCTTTACTCATATCAAGATTACACCCAATTTTTCCAAGTTTTTTCATAGCAGCTGTAGATGGAGCAGTTCCACTTATATGTCTACTTAATACACCTTTTGCAATATCATAAGTGCTTCTTTCTTTTGTAAGTTTAGAAGAGATATCTACTGTTACATCTTTTAGGATAGATTGTCTATCTACAATAGCTTTAATAAATGTTCTTGCTTGTTGTGGTGTAAGATTTCCACTGAGTGTTACATCTTGTGGTGTTGTGTTTGCTTTTAAAATATCTGTTAAATTTTGCATTATAAAATTCCTTCTATTGAATTTGCTTTTTCTACATCAGTTTTAGCTGGTGTGTCATCTTGTTTACTTTTTTTAAGCTTTTCTACTAGCTCACCATTTTCTTTTTCTAAATCTTCAATCTTTTGATTTAAAGGTTTAACACTTTTTTCTATCTCTTCTTTGATAGTTTTCTCTACATCTTCTTTTTTCAACTCTTCCCCTTCTTGTGATTTGTGTATATTTGCTTCATCGTTATAAACATGACCACTTATTTCTACTGAAGTTCTTCCAAATATTTTTTTGAACATATTTAAAACATCATCCATAGAAAAACTTTTTTCATCTGCTTTTGATACTTCAGGTTCTATTTTCGTAGCAGTTCCAGCCATAGAGATACCAGCTATCTCTCCTGTTTTTGCTTGTTCTTTAAGAACATCATCTTCAAGCTGAATTGCTACAGCCCAAGAACCTAAAGCTTCTTCAGGAAAAATAGAATCATTTTCTTTGATGATCCAGCTCTCAGCAATAAATGCTTTTTCATTATTGAAACTATGCGATTTGTCTACATTTGTAGTGTTTTTTGATTTCATAAAGTTATATGCTGCTTTTATGATTTCATCTGCATCTGTATACTCTCCATCAGTATCTACTTGATTTGGAGCATAAACTACACCATATATCACACCTTTTTCATCATCAGTTTTAGAAATTTTTATTTGATGTTGATGTAATGGATCGTTCTCACTCGACTTATAAATGATATCTTTCCCATTTGCTCCAGCTTTCACTAAAGATATATGTGTAATAGATATATCAGTAAGTTTAGTTGCTTTCTTTTTATCTGACATCGTGTTCCTTTCTTTAAATTTACTCCACTATTATGACAATTTCAAAACTTTAAAACACTCCATATATGAGTATTTAGAGTGATTAAAAAAATCTTTTATATTAGTATTGGGTATCTGAACCTTAAAAGGTTTATGTGGTATGAAATGAAGGGAATTTGATGGATGAACATATACTAAAAGGTGCTACAAAATCAAAACAATATATAGATAAAGACACGTTAAGTCCAAATGGAACCATAAATCCTTTTATAGATTTTAATGGACTTCTAAAGTATTACTATTTCAATGTCTATCATCAAAGAAGTATTAAATTAAAAGCTGGACTTTTATCACAAGTGAAGTCTACAAACTTAGATAAATATTTACCATCATCTGAATTTATAAGTGATTTTCTATTTGCGGTGTGTTGTGATTTAGAGATGTATGGGAATGCATTCATGGAAAAAGCTGGTACTACTAAAGAGTTTCATCTTCATCATATATTGGGTTATCAAGGTAGGTTAAATAAAGACAAAGAGATCTATCAACTTACAACAAATGATGATGCTCTAAAACTTGATGGGTACCATTTAAAATATTATAGCCCTAGTGGAAAGTATTATGGAGAGCCTGATTATTTAACAGTTCTAAAACAAATCAATACTTTAAATCAAGCAGATACTTATAATAGTACTTTTTTTACAAATGGAGCTAGACCAGGCTTTGGAATTGTGTTTGAAAATTCAGCACCAAATGTAGAGCAGCAAAAAGCTTTTAAGACATTTTTTTCGGATAATTACAAAGGTTATGAAAATTCTCATAAATCACTTTTGATGTATACAGGGAAAAGTAAAGAGGGAACTCCTCCTGCAAAAATACGATTAGAAAAACTTGATGGTATTGAAGATATGAGTTTTGAGAAACTCAAAAATGTAGGACGTGATGAAATTATAGCAGCTCATGGAGTACCTCCCAGATTAGCTGGAGTTATGACAGCTGGTGGGCTGGGTGGGGGAAGAGAACTTATAGATCAACTTCATTCTTTTAACCAAGTGGTTATGAAACCAAAAATAAGAAGAGTTGAGGGATTCTTTAAAAATATAGGGATTGATTTAGAAATTGAAGAGCTTGATGTAACAAACTTTAAAGATGATAGCGATCTTGTTACAAATCTTGTAGATAGAGATATTGTATCTCAAACAGAAGCAAGAGAACTTTTAGGGATAGGAAATAAATAAAATATGTTTTCTATGCCGTTTAAAACCCGTTTAAAAACTCAAAACTATTTTTATTCGATTAATGTATCGTCTAAACAAATAAAAGGCTAAATAATGGCTTATACACAAGAACTCAAAAAAGAAGCACTTAACTTAGTAAAAGCTGGTGTAAGTATCACAGATATCTGCAAAGACCTTAAAATCAAAAATAGAGCTACCCTTTATGGATGGATTAAAAAAAGTGAAGATAAAAATGTAAATGAAGAATCTATAGAAAATCTTGATAAGCAAATAGCCACTTTATCTAAAAGAGCTCCAACAGAAGCAAACAGCAGAAAGTTAGCAATGCTTACTAAATCAAAAGAAAGATTAGAAAAGAAGTCTAAAAAAATAGTCAAAAAAGTAAAACAAAATATCATCCACTCTAAAGAAGTTCAAGAATACAGAGATAAGATGCTTGATGAAGATTATGGTCTATATAAATATCAAAGAGAGTTTATGCATGATACTAGTCGTTTTAGAGTTTGGTTAAAGAGTAGACAAATCGGTGCTACTTATGGATGTAGTGGTGAGTGTTTAGTAGATGCTATGAGTGGTATGGATCAGCTGATACTTTCAGCTTCTGAAACACAAGCTTTGAAGTGGTATGCCGAGATTCAAAAGCATGCTGAAAAATTAGATATCGTGTTGAGTGGTTCTAGTTCTGAAATAAAGGTACCTTCAGGAGCTACTATTTATATCTTTGCAAATAACTTTAGAACTATACAAGGGTTCTCAGGAAGTGTTTGGATGGATGAGTTTGCTTGGTACTTAAATCCTAAAAGAATATGGGAAGCATTTATTCCATCTATTACATCTGTAAAAGCTGGTGAAACAAAAGCTAGAATTACTATTTTAAGTACTCCCTTTGTTCAGGATAGTTTATTTCATAAGCTTTGTGTAGATGATGTTAAATTTTATATGTTTTCTAGGCATATTACAACTATTACTGATGCTGTTAAAGATGGTCTTGATGTAGATATTCAAATACTAAAAGACCTATTTGATGAAGACAGCTGGGCTATGATGTATGAGTGTCAGTTTGTAGATGATGATAGTTCTTTCTTTCCTATATCACTTATTAAATCTTGTGTTAAAGATTATAGTTACTATACACCCAATTTACAAAATGTACTTTGGAGTGGTTATGATATAGGTCGTGTAAAAGATTTATCAAGTTTGAGTTGTTTGGATTTGGTTGAGAAAAGATACACACTTGCTATTCAAGATGTATATGAAAAGATGAAATTTGAGTCTCAAAAAACAGTTTTAAGAGATCATTTAAGAGTATTTAAAAAGTCAAATATCAGAATAGATATGACAGGAATAGGAAGAGATATAGCTGAGACTATGGAGAGTGAATTTCCTAGCCAAGCTGAAGGCGTATACTTCACAGCTAGTTCTAAAGAGTTTATGGTTTTAAATTTAAAGAAGATGTTTGAAGAGAAGTTGATAACCATTCCAAACGATCCTGTACTCATTGCTGATATTCATGCTATCAAAAGAAAAGCTGGTTTAAAAAGAATGTTATATGATGCAGATAGAAATATACATGGTCATGCAGATAGGTTTTGGTCTTTAGCTTTAGCAGCTAAAAGGCTAGATATTTTAGAACGTGGAGAAGAGGATGAAGAAGGGAAAGGTGGAGCTATTATTCTATAGCCCACTTTGATGTCTTTAAAAGTCTTACTTATTTTACTTGCTTCTATTTATCAAATTAATCAAGTTTGATAAATCTTTACCTAATTTTTTAAATTCTGCAGAGGAAATTGTTTCCGGGAAACCATCTTCAGATGGGTTTATTTCATCAAATCTGTCAATAATACCAGTTACTTGTAAAACTGCACTGTCAGAGCTAGGAATAATTTCCTTGATTTTTTCTAATGTACTTTTTATTTTATCTAAGTCATAGCTAGTGGTCATAGCATCTTTTTTTAATCCTAACTGAATAATACTATTGAAATTTTCAACCTCTGTAAGACATGTTTTTAAATCTTTTTTCATTTTTTTCCTTTATTTTATTAAATTTAGTCTACACTAATACTCTTAAAAGACTCACTAATATTTTTAAATACCTCTTCACTTATATCATCACCTGTATCATTTAATGCACGGTTAAGTCCACCGCCATTTACATACTCTTCTAATCCATTGATAAGATATGGATTTGCTTTTTGACCATCTACACTTGCTTTGAGTCCGTATGGTGTTTTTAAGGCTTTACCTTTTTTAGGTGTGATTTTTCTTTTATATTTGCCGTGGATTCCAGTTCCAGAATGTACAAAAGGGGCATAAGGAGTTAGTTTTGAGTTACCTATAGATATCTCGTAGTTGTCTATGTTCTCATCCCATACTTGGATATCTTTTTGCAAGTTACCTGTATCGTATGGAGCTAAGTCTTTTGCTTTTGAAGCTACTTCTGAACCTATTCTAAAAAGTAGGTTCTTTATAGCTTGGTCGTCATTGTTCATTATTAAACTCTTTTTGTATGAATTTCAAAGCATCTATAAATGTTCCTTCAAAATCTTTGTTTTGGTCTATCCATTCACTTTTTAAAAGCAAAACTTTAAAAGATGCTTTTTTATTAAAAGATTCTATATTTGTACATTTTTCAATTATCTCATCATTTGGTGTTGTATGATCTAATATCCAGTTTATATTTCCACCTGATATTTCACATTGTCCAAAGGGGTATTCAAAATTTACTTCATCAAGTTTAATAGTTTTATCAATATTGTTAATGTTTTCGATTGCCCAGGTGTTTCCAAAGTTGATTGTGTATTGTTCCATTTTATTACCTCTTTTTTATCTATTATTGCATTTGTTTTAAAATGATTGTCAAGATTACTCTTTCCTTTACTGTTTGTTGGTTTATAAAGTGTTATAAGCTTATCAGCTTCAAATACCATAAAATAGCCATTTGAACTTTTAGCTACTGCTCTATTAAAAAATCCACTATGTGGTGCTATTTCATTGATACTATTTAATGCACTTATCACATCACTTTTTGGTGTAGTTCTAGCTTTAGAAGAGATAGAATGACCAAATACTTTAGCATCAACTCTTCTTTGTACTCCTGTTTTATCTATATGAGTTATGATATCATCTTTTCTTTTATCAGTATATTTAACTATTTTACCATCTATTATATCTTCACTTATCCATACGGGTTCTACACCAGTTCTACATCTAAAATGATAAGGTGGAAGTCCGAAGTTCTTATCTAGCTTACCAAATACTGCTTTACTGCTCCAAAGTGCTGCACCTTTTTTTTCTCCTATACTTTTAGCATTTAAAATATTTTCTACTTGATTATCTAGGTGAGATGCCTCTATAATTTTTCCATGCATAGATCTACAAATTGTACTCGTCTTTTTATCTATTCTCGCTCTTACTTTGAAATATTTTACATCATATTTTAAGGCTTGATTTACTCTGCTTATATTTTGAGATTGATTTATAATATGATCTGCAACGCCCTCAAAATATCTCACATCTGCATCTATGATATTTTCGAACTCTTTTTTTAATAAGATACTAATATCAGCTCTATTTACATCACCTTGATATGCTGATTCTATTACATCTGTTAGTTTAGCTTGTGTGTTTTGATTGTATTCGTTTCCTACCCAGTAAAAACTTTTTCTCATAGACTCTATAGCTTTTATATCTGTTTTATTAAATACTATTTTTGTAGATCCTACACTAGCAGTTAATGCAATTTTTTCATAAATAGATTCTAACTGTTTTGTTTCAAATGGGATATTAAACTCACTGAGTTTACTTTGAACAATAGTTAATAAAGTATCTTTATCTTTACTGTCAAAGTTTTTATTAACATAGATAAGTAAATCGGATAGAAATGATTCTAGGTAAGTTTTAGTAGTGATTGATTGAAGTTTTATAAACTCATCAACTAGCGAAGTTAAAGTTTTCTTGTCTGTAATTTTCGATTTTATGATTTGTGTCGTAAGCTCTTTTTGCATGATCTCTCCAAGCGTTGTCAAATGTAACAGCCTCAACTGTCTGAAATGTAAAACCACAAGATGTGCATATTCTAAATCTATCTACAGTCTCACCTTTAACCGTTCCGTTTACTTTAGTTTTACCTGCACATTTAGGACATAACATATACACACCTTTCATATAGATTTTTGAAATGATAGCATAAAAGTATTGCATAATGCAAATTAACTTAAAATTAACTTGCATTATGTAATCTATTTAGATAAAAAACACCTCTTTCATGCTCACGACTCGCTTTAGTGGTTCTATAGGTAAAACAAAAAGGAGGAATCATGAAAAAATCATTAAAATATATTTATTCTATATATAAACTAGTAAATTTTATTACTAGTTTAATTGAATTAATGCAATCTATTTAGTGCCACTATAAGTTTAGTAGCTTTACCTTTGAGTAGATTATCAAGGCTTGTAATGTTATATTGTGCTATTTTTGAAGCAAAATTGAGCAATGCTGCTTCACTTTTATCTCTAGCTTTTTCTTTCCAGAGCATCCATATTTTTTCTTTTTGAACAAAAGTGATTTTATCTTTATCTTCAATCTTTTCGTACAAAGGAATATCACTCACTTTTCTATAGCAAAAATCTAAAAGTAATTTGAGTTGATCTATATTCATCTTTGTAGTGGATGTTACTCCAAATCTTGAGAGTATAAACTCTTTTCGTTCTTCATCATCTAAAAATACATTTTTCTTATTTATCTGAATTTTCTGTATGAGTTGTTTTTTATATTTTTCTTGGGGTTTTGTCATTTGAGTCCTTTTGATTGCAACTACTTTACAACTAAAGAAGTCCTTATTTATAGGGTAGTTGTAGAAGTTGTAGAGGTTGTAGTATTTTTATTTATTAGTAGCTTTTCTAAATCTATGTTGCATATCCATAAAGTTATCCCAATTCATCCAGCCTTTTTCATGGAGATGAGCCATCCAATCTACAGTTTCTATTGGACTTTTAAAAAACTCCTTAATAGAAGCATGATACATTTCATTATATCCCTCTTCATCGGCACAAACAAACCTCCACTTTCCCTCTGTCTTAATTATCTCATGGTCTGTAGTATCTGGTCGCTCTAATGAAAAATGAGTTGCCTCTTTTTTCTTACATATTTCGCATATTGGTGTATTTTTAAACATATTTATCCTTTTCTATTTTTCTTACAACTTCTACAACTTCTACAACTACCCTTTAAACAATAGCTTTAGAAGTTGTAACTATAACAAAGTATATAAAAATCTATTCTTATCTTTTGTAGCTTTCCAAAATGTACCTGTAAATTTATCCAATGTAGCCCTAGCTGTTACATCATCTTTTTCATAACCTATAGATTGCAATAGTTGTGTTTTATTAAGTCCATCAACATTCTCTTTTAAACTGGATTTAGCTTTAGAAGTAAACTCTTTTTCATATGGATTCATTCTTGAATATATTGGATTAGCTTCAGTCATTTTAAGTGTTTTGGTACAAATAGTAAAGTCACAGCTTTTTATACCACTTCTCTCTTTTTCAGCAGTTAAACTTACAGTAAGACTTTCACCATGAATTTTATTTAATAGTTTTTCTTTAAACATAGCATCAGCAGAGTTCTTTAGATTGTTGCTACCCTCATAGTTCTTACCATCTTTATTTGAATGAGCAATAAAAAGTATAGTTGCACCAGCTTCTCTTATATCCATTAAGAGATTCATCATATACATAGCTTTTTCATTGTTTAATACATTGGTAACATTTCTAACGCTATCAATAATAAAAACTACATCTTCATAGGCATGACCTCTTGAATGCTCTTTACTTGCAAGTTTTTCAAGTGTTTCTAATGGTGTATCTTCTAAATCACTTCTATGTAAATATTTAAAATTATGATATTTATTTAAGAGAAGTTCCTCGACATTTCTAACAGATAGTTCATCTATTGGGTTATCTAAATCCATATAGTAAACCATTTTTGCAAGGTTATTATCACATATGTATGAAGCCACTCCATAATTAAGCCATGTTTTACCATTTCCACCATCAGCATAAAACATTGTTATCATTCTTTTTGCTAAAAACTTTGGTATTAGAAACTCAGTTTCTGTATGTAATTTTTCTGATGTTAAAGCCATTTTATTTAAAAAAGCTACCATAATATTTCCTTATTATTTTTCTAATTGTTCCACATTTGTTTTCATTTCAAGGATTAAATCTTCCATAATTAGACCAAATCCATATTGAGTATTTTCTTCAATACCTATGGATTTTACATCCCAATACATCATAGCATCAGACATAAATGCCATTTTAGTTGCAAGACTTTCCATCTTGTCATTAAAATCAAATCGTGTAAGTTGTTTATTTTGTTGAGTTTCTTGTGTATTTGAGTTCATTTATAATCCTTTTAGAGTGTCTTTTTACTCTGAAAGTATTACAAATATATTCTTAATAGAATATTAAAAGATTATAATTCTAATCTTTTTAGATTACTTATTTAATCTATTGTCAATATCTTTTGTTACTGTATATATTACATATTGATTAAGTGTCATACCTAATTGACTAGCGATTTCTTCCATCTTTTTAATCATCTCTGTGTTAAATGTTACTTGTAGTTTTTTGCTTTTCTCTTCCATGTTTTCCCTTTATTATTTTGTATTGTATCTAAAATTCACTTATTAAAAGTTGCATATATGCAAGGCTTACACACCATCCCAATATCCACAAATTTTACATTCAACTATACTTGCACCCATAGATGGTACCTCTTCAAAATCATGCTTACATGATGCATACGCATTTTTTAACACTTGTTTATATACTTCTTTTTGTTCTTTTTCTTCTTTGATATTTTCATCACAGTTTGCTATATTTATATTTGTAGTTTGTATTAAAGTCTTGATATTATTCATAATTTTCCTTTCTGGCACTAAATGCCGATACTACTAAACCTCTAAAAGGTTTATGTAGTACTGATAATCTCACTAAAACTATGTCTCCGACATTACTGTCGGTGACATAACTCTATGAAACTATCGTTTGTCCCATCTAGCTTTAAAAGCTCTTACATCAAGATGAGTACGACCGTTGTATCGTCCTATCCCATATTTATCAGGATAGTTTGACTCTAAATAATCAGCAACTTCATCTTGAGAAGCATTTAATACTTTAAAATCAACAGCCATACCTCTGATATGTTGTGATTTATCTGAACCTTGTACATTAAAATTATGCTCTTCACATCTATTTCCACTTGTAATAACTACAGGTTCATCAAAATGTGTTCTTACTTTTTCTAGTACTAAAATCAGCTCTATATCAACAGTATTAAATCCACAACCACATTGGCACGCAAACTCATATCTTTTAAAATTCTTACTTATTTGTTCCATCTTTTATCTCCACTTCTTTTTCAATAACATCAAGAGCTGCAATATCTAATAAGATAGGTTCTAATCTTCCATCTATTTGACCATTGGCTCTATGTTTAAATCTTATATATGATTTTGTACCAGCTATCTCTGTAGCTTCATCAATCATAGTCATTGCTGTTTTCCATTTTGGATGAGTTATTGGATACTGTTTTAAACTCATAATTTGTTTAGCATCAACCTTTCCATTCTTCACATCAAATACTCTCGTGATAAGTGTTTTAATCTCAGCATCTGCATGTTCTGTTTTTTCGTCCAGGTACTCATCTATTTTTTCTTTTGCAAGTACTAATTTCTGATCAAATGTAATCAGCTTTGCAACTTGTATTTGAACCTCCATAGTTCCATCAAAACTTTTTAATGTAACAGCTCCACTTTTAGATGTGATTCTTTCCATGTCATACTTTTGTCTCAATAGATCATTGAATGCATAACATTGTTCAAAAGCATTAGTTTTGTATTCTTGAATCACATTACTTACTCTTAAAGCTCCACCTATTAAACCAACAACAAGTTCATCTTCTAGTTGTTTATCTACAGGTACCATATCTTCATGGACAGCTTTTCCATCTTTATTTATCCAACGACCATTTTCATTTTTGTTTGCCATTTTCATTTCCTTTATATTAATTTATCTTGCAAGATACGAGGCTATTAAGCACTCAATAAAATCATCTTTAAAAGATGATTCTATGAATGTTTCAAAGTTTTATTTAGTTCTAGTAGATCTTCAGTTGAGATGTTCTCTCCTGTAAAAATATTGTTGTTTGTTGTTCTTTTTAACGGAACTGTATTATTAGGATCAATTGCCATTACTAACTTTTGCATATCTTCATCTTCTACAATGACTAAACCAGCTGCTTCACTTAGAAGATAAATAAGGTCTTTGATTCCTTCGTTATCTAACTGAAAAGCTACAGCTCCAACTCTTATGATATATCCATTATTACTTACTTTTTTAATACTCTTTGATCCTATTGTTTTGTCCATGATATTTTCCCTTTATTTTGTTTTCTATATTGCAGTATTTCAGCTGCTACAAATCCACATATAAAACTAGCTATGCACATAATCACTATATATTTAAGCTCCATCTATCTCCTCCATTATTTCATCAAATACTTCTTTTGCACTTTGTTTAGTACCTACTCCAACAATCTCAACAACACCTTCATATTTCTCTATTATTTTTTGATATATATGTTCAGGATTTGGATATTTATTTGCCATAATTTGACTAAGTGCTGATGCACTTATTTTTAACTCTTTTGCTATTTTATTTTGAGATTTGTTTTCTAGTTGTTGTTGAAGTAGATTGAGTATCTTACTTCTTGTTTCCATTTTGATAACTTCTTACAAAGTCTTTTACATCTAAATTTGTTCTGATTTGTCCTAACTTTTCTATATCAAAGTTAAGATTCTTAACCATCCTATTCATCATCTTTTGGGGACTTGGATAGCTTTCATTTATGATTTGTCTTACAGCTGTAATGCTAACAGCACTTAACTCTTTGAGTTTTGTCATACCTATTTGTTTTTGAAGTAATTTAATTACTCTTATTCGTTGTCTATATTCTTTAGATTTACGATAATCTTTTACACTTATGTGATGCTCTATGATATGCACTTCCACTCTTCGACCATAACCTTTAGGATTTTTTGTAGTAGGATTTTTTTTAGAATGTTTAATCACACCTACATTTAGATCAAGTTTTTTAAGTACTGTATATTCTCGTTCACTTATAGTTTTACTTTCATCTTTTAACTTGATGATTCCCTCAGCTTCATAACCTTCTATTAAATCAGATAGATACTCTTGTGTAGCTCCAGTTATAAGTGCAACTTCTGAGAACATAAACCTTTTATATCTTCTTATACATCTCCATACTTTTTCATCTATACTTAGATTTTTACTATTAGATGTCATGCTGTTTCTCAATTTGACTGGCTTTTAAAAGCTCCATATTTGCACTATCATAATCGTTATTTTCACAGTACTCTTCAAGCCTGATAAGTAGTGTTTTTATTTGTCGTAAGTTTGCATACTTCATATGAAAATAATCAATCAAATCTTCACTTATTCCTATAGATGTACTTTTACAATATTTAGCAATATCACTTTTGGAGTTTGGTAAAATCTTCACTGTTTTTACAAATCTACTAAAGTAATGGGCATCTTTTTTAAAGTGTTTTATGCATTGTTCCATCCCTGTAAACAAAACAGGAGTTTGAGCTAGATCATGTATATCTCGTATGATTAAAAGTAAGTCTTTATGTTTACTTGATTGGATGGTGTCTACTTCATCTATAATTATAGGTCTTGGTGATTCTATTAGTTCATCTATGATTCTATGTTGTAAAGTAGAAGCTGACCCTGTCTCATCAAGTCCAAGCTCAAAACATATATCACATAACATAGACTTGGGTGTCCATGTTCCAAGAGTTCTTACTAATGCTGCATTTTCTTCCGTTGCTAATCTTCCTATTGATATTGATTTTCCTAGTCCAAATTTTCCATAAAACAAAGCCATCTTATGTGAGTGACTTGGTAAGTTCTGAAGCTCTTTAATAACTCCTAAACATCTTATATAATTATCTGTTGATATAAATTCATATTCCATTTTAATTCCTTTATGATATTTTTAATTCTTCTTTTGCTAACTTAAACATCTCAGGATGTTTCTTACTTTGTATCTCATCTTTTTCAGTCCAAGCATTGTTTTGTAGCACCCATAAAAATCGGTCATACATACTGTTAAATATAGGGCGTCCACTTGCCAATACTTTTGTTGGTTGATTGTTTTCATCTTTGATTTTGAAGTCGTATTTATTGGACTTTTCTAAAGCTTTTTTATCAATAGCCTCAATAATTGGTGAGCTTTCAAGTAAGGCATCTACCATTGCTGTATGTTTTGTAACTGCAATAGTTGGTGTGCTTATCTCTTCTTGTATTGCTTCGATTCTATCTATGATAGTTACATCTTTTATAGCAGCTACTTCTTGAACAATTTTGTTCATTTTTCGCATAAGTGCTAGTGATTTTTGTCTTGCACCTTTGACTTTTTGTCTATCTTGACCCATAAACTCTAAATCTTCAGCTGTACAAATAAACTGCATATTTTCATCATAAACCAAAATAAAACCTAAATCACTTGGAGCCATAACAAATACAGCTTTACCTGTATATTCCACTAGGTCCATATGAGCATATTGACAGCCATCATAAGCGATACCTTTTTTACCAACTTTACGAATACTACTTTCACCTAAAAGTAAATCTAACATTCGTTTATCACCTATAGATTCAACTGGTGTAATCTGTGCATTCCATTTATCTATTGGTTTAGACTTCAGACCTCTATGAACTCTTGTTTCATACATCTTATTTGCCCAGTTATCACACCAAAGTTGCAACTCATCAGGACTCAATAAGATGGTAAGTTCTAGTCCTAAGTTTTCTTTTTTAAACTTCCAAGCATCTCTCCATGCATCTTTTTCTTCTTTAGATTTATGCTTTTGTTCTTCTCTCCATTTTTCTTGAGATAAGATTTTATGAGAAAATGATTTTCTAGCTTGTATCTCACTTCTTTGTCCTACATTGTGTCCAATGTAACCAGGTATTTGTTCAAATAATTCTCGTGATAATGTTCCAAAAACTCTCTCAACATGTGGTTTACATTCTCCACTAAATGGTGGAACTACATCCATGTTTATTCCAAGATTTAAACAGATACTTTGAAAATGATTTGAAGTGTAATCCTTACCATTATCTATAACTACATTTTCAGGAATACCCAGCTTTAAAATATACTTTCGCAAAAGTTGAGATATAGAATAGGAGCTTGATGTTTCACTTACGTGGAAAATTACTCTTCTAGTATGTACATCAATAGCAGCTATGATTGCATATCTTTTTCCATCATCACAAATCACATCAGCTGGTGTACTATCTAGTTCTACAAAATGATTACGATATTTCGCCCTAGCACTCATATCTCCATAAGCTGCTAGATATTTATTCTTAGCAGAATCAGGTGATTTACTAAACTCATACAATACTGGGTTTTGATGTTTCCATTGAGCATAAAAGTTATTGAGGACATCATAGCTAGGCATCGTATCTCCAAAGGTATGACACATATTTCTATGTACTTCAGATATAACAGGACGGTTAGCTTTTAGAAAATATCGTATCGCTGTTTCTTGCTGTATCTCATCTAAAGCTTTGACACCTTTTTTAGCACCTCTTGTATCTATAAAACATTCAACTAAATTCGACTTTTTAGCTTTTGCAATATTGTATTTACCAAGCCAATCATTTAGTTGTTTTATAGATACAGCTCCAAGTTCTTCAAACTCTATATCATTTTTTAAAGTTTGTTTTAACCAATCTTTTTGATTCAAAGTACCATCTCGTTTCAAATAAAACTCAATCAATCTACACTTTAATACAGCTACTTTTTGTTTTATAGGAGTAGCCAAAAGATAAGTTTGTGTGAAATTTGCTTTTGAAATGTTAGTATCTTTTTTAACATCGATCTCTATACCTTTTGCTTTTAACTTTTCAATGTATCGCTCAGGTAAATCTTCTAGCTTGTAGTGTTTGACTTTTTTAGTTGAGCCTTCTATTTGTTTGAGTTCATAATCAACTTTCTTTAGAGCTTTAAATAAAGCTGGTTGACTTATGTCTAAAAGGTCAACTAGTTTCTTTTCTGTAAATTCCATCTTATACCTCCCAAGGAAGTTTTCCTATCCAAACCTTATCAGCCTTAAGTTGAGCTATGATTTTTCTAACAGCTCCACTTCTTGGTGTAGTTTTTTCACCTGTAAGAGAACCTGATAATATTTTTGTTAATGCTGATCTATCTAAATCAAATGCTTTACTATATGACATAGGAGAAAAGCCCCTTTTATCAAACTCATATCTGATACGAGTAACTATATTTTTATATTTATCTTCTTTATCTCTAAAATTTATATTTATATCTGCCATTTTCTACTACCTTTCACTCCAAAATGTTTGTAACTTGTTCCACCTAAATGTGGGTTATGATAAGTACTAAAATTATGGATTTTTTTTAATCTATATTGAAAATTATTTTCATACATCTTTTGCCCCTTTCATATTCATTATTGAACTACTTATAAAGTAACTCAAACATAAATACTTAATAAAACCACTTATCTATTGTTCTTATACATACTTTCATGCAGGGAAGTAACTTACAAATAGACCTCCATTTATATAAGTGGCTTAACTAAATATTTCTATATAGTTCTAGAGCTTTTCTTTTCTTGGTACTCTATGCACACCTCAATATTTAGCCATCATTTAAGACAGCCCCTCCAATGTTATATTTCATTGTTCCACTAAGATTACATAACCTTTCACTTTTCCATCAGCTACTTCGCTATAGAGGTTTTTTAACAGTATGTTTTAAATAGAACATCTGGCACTAAATGCCGACACTACTAAACCTTAAAAGGTTTATGTAGTGCAAGAGATAAAAATCTTCCTTTTTATCTCTTTTGGAGTATAATTATTATCTTATGTGTGAATAATTATGTTGGAAGTATAAAGGAATTTTTCCTATTTGTCAAGACAAATAAGGATATTTTCCGTAAAAAAGGAAAAAATTGTTATCAGAAAGAATAAAAAAGCTTAGAAAAGCCCTTAAAATGGATACTCAAAGAGATTTATCAGAATTAGCAAATTTACCATTTTCAAGAGTCCAAGATATTGAAAGAGGCAAAGTTAAAGAGTTAAAATCAAAAGAGATAGAACTATTACAGGAAAAATTCCTTATTAATTCATGGTGGCTATTGACAGGAAAAGGCGAGATGTTTTTAAATAATGAAAAATCAACAACTTCATCAAATAATCATGGCTATGAAATTGATGTTTTAAATGTTAAAGCAGCTGCAGGGGATGGGATATATAATTATGAAGTAGAAGTTATTGATAAAATAGTTTTAGACAAAGCATTTTTTAGAACTGCTCCAGATATCAAAAAGATTAAGATTATAGAGGTAGATGGAGATAGTATGTATCCTACTTTACAATCAGGAGATCATGTCATCATAGATGAGACAAAAACAAATGGAGTAGATGGCATATATGCTATTCAACTTCATGGTCAAATACTCATAAAAAGATTACAGTTTAATCTTGATGGTACTATAGATATCAAGAGTGACAACATTAAATATGATACTAAAGCGTATGATCCAAATGATACACAAGTACCACTACAAGTACTTGGTATGAAAACATTAACAATACAAAGGTAAAATTAAAGTGGATTATAATTTTATCAAAAAAAGTAAAAGACCATTAGAATTAATCCTTGCATTTTTAGCTGGTGTTTTAGTTACAGGGATAGTATGCGGACTTAGAATGAGTGGGAAGATTTAATTTTTGTGACAGGTTTTGTGACTTTCTTTCTATATAATACAATACATTTAATCTAATAAATTAAATAATCTATGAAGAAAGGAAAAGAATGTCAACAATTGTATATACACTAAAACAAAATCCTACATCTTTGGAATATCATTTATTTGAAGCAACTCCAAACAATGATGATACTTGTAGTGCTAAACCTAAATCTATGTGTCAAATGATGAAAAGAGTTTCAGGGGCTAAATTTGCTTGTAAAACTGAAAAAGAAGCATTTATAGAATGTGCAAAATTAGGTCGACAAGTATGTGGTAACTGTATGAAGGAACTATATAGTACAGAAGATTAAAGTTTGATCATCTTTGTCAACAGATTATTTATTGTTGACAAAGAAAATAGATGAGAATATTTTAGAATTATTTTAATTTGCTTTTAAAATGTGAGTAATACATTTAGAAATATTTAGATACAATTCCATCTATTCAAAATAAATCAAATAATAAATATTAAAGGGTATGCATGACTTCATTAGACACATTAAAACTAAATCTAAAAAATTTAATAGATTCAAATATTTCTGAAGCTAATGATATAGCAAAAAGTTTAACTTTAAATATTGAAGATTTATTATCAAATCCTATTAAGAATAGAAAGATATTATCACAATTTTTAAAAGCATTTGAACTTACTATGCCAAGTATGATGGATGTTAATTTTAAGCCTATTACTTTAGCTAAATTTAAAAAAACAAATGATGAAGTGGTATCAAGTCGTTTAATTGAGAACTTAGAAATGATAGCATTATTATTTAGAGAGCAGGAAGAGATTAAGAATAATCCAACCGATTTTACTCATGAGTATTTTAGGTTAAGTGATAGTGAACTTATTTCTCAAGTATATGATGACTTAAATTATGATGAAGTTCGTGTAAGTTTACAAAGTGCAACAGATATTGAAGCGAAATATATATTTGATGCTCTTATTAAAAACATATATGATATCTATGGATTAAAAATATTTCTTATAGATTCAAGTAATTCACCTTTTAATTTTGATGGTATATATTTTGATAAAAAAATAGCCACTGCATATGTAACCACATATACAAAAGCTTATTCAAAAACACTTTTTACTATGTTACATGAAATGTATCACTTTTTTAAAGATGAAGGAAACAGTAATACCTTTGATATATTTGATGATGGTAGTGATGGTAAAATGAATGCTGAAGATATTCGTGCAAATCAATTTGCAATAAATTTTTTACTATTTAATTCATCAGATGATATAACATTATTTAAAGATAATCCTACACATGATAATTTAGTTTATCTTCTAAAAAAATATGGTGTTAGTCGTCAAGCATTAGGTATTGAATTGTCCATGGATTTAAAGTCATATAAAACTGGAAGTATACATAGTTGTTTTTTTACTTTTGCAAAAAAAGAAATAAATGATTTACTACAAAATTTAACAGAAGAGGGAAGTATTTCAAATCGAAAATATACAGAACTTATTGGTGCAATAAGTAAATGA